AATGGCTGAACAAGTAGTACGAGCACGTACATTAGGGCATACTATTCTTTGGGATCAGACTAGCACTACTATCGCTAGCCGTACTCGTAAGTTTAATATGCTTCCGGACTACGAGCATATTGCCATAGTGTTCGCTACACCCAATATTGCAGTGTTAAAAGAGCGTTTGGCCAGTAGGCCCGGCAAAATAGTTCCGTGGGAAGTTGTGCAAGGAATGATTGATAACTTTGAAATGCCAACTCCAGAAGAAGGCTTTAAAGAAATTTGGAGGGCATAATGCCTTGGATTGAAAATGTAGCCGCAAGTGATATTCCAATTGGATTCCATCACGATGCTGGCCCTAATAGTATGTTGATCAGTATAGTTGATCCGGCAAGCTGGCGTCCCGAAGCCAAACACCAATTCAAAGAGCGTCATGACTTTGAGTTTTTGGATGTGGAAGAAAAGGACGAGGTATTACAAGAGTCAATGAAGTGCAGTCAAGAACAGGCTGATCAACTTGTGGCTCTTTTACAACACGCTTTGGCTAATCGCATGAATGTGGTTGTTCATTGCTACGCTGGCATTTGTCGCTCGGGTGCTGTATGCGAAGTGGGTGTAATGCTTGGCTTTGACGATACAGAGCGTTTTAGAAGCCCTAATCTGCTCGTTAAGCACCGAATGATGAAGGCCTTGGGCTGGACCTACGATCCAGACGAAAAGCCCAACATTGACGATTGGCGCACTTTTAAAAGTGTTGACTAATTGTAAAATTGAGTATATAATATACTCATGTACAAAGTAATAAGCAAAAACGGATTACCGCTCAACAGTTATGCTACCCTGGATGATGCCATGGCATTTGCCAAAACAGTTGGTGTGTTTGTAACTATCAAAAGCACTGATTTTGAAGTTTGCGGTGTGTTTGGTGTTGATGCGGTAAAAAATGGTGTATGCCCGGACGGTGTGGTATACGATTGGAACAAATCATCTCGCATAGGGCGAGTCAAAAAAGAAAGGAGTTGATATGCCCAGTGTATTTTTAGTTAGCGACACGCACTTTGGTCACACAGGTGTATGCCGCTTCACACGTAACGATGGTGTTACAAAACTTCGCCCATGGGACTCAGCTGAGGAAATGGACGAAGCCATGGTCAAGGCGTGGAACGAACGGGTCAAGCCCACTGACAAGGTGTACCATTTGGGTGACGTTGTTATCAATCGTAAAGCGTTAAGCATCATGCACAGACTTAACGGCGACAAAGTTTTGATTCGTGGTAACCACGATATCTTTAAGGACACGGATTATCGTGAACACTTTAGAGAACTTAGAGCTTATCACGTTATGAACGGTATGATCCTTAGCCATATTCCAGTCCATGCTGATAGCTTAGGACGTTTTGGGGTCAACATTCACGGACACTTACACGCAAATCGTGTACGTAAGGCTCGTGGCGTAGATGCTAAAACTGGCGAAGTTTTATACAGCGATGAAATTGATCCACGCTATCATTGCGTTTGTGTGGAACAAACTCCAGACTTTGCTCCAATTCTGTTTGAAGATGTCATAAAGAACATCGAAGCAGAAGGTGGAAACATTGGATTCAAGAGTGGCAACGGACCCACCATGTGATTTGAATAGGACCTTTTTGGTCCTATTTTTTTGATATCAACAACCATGCAAGATAATTATTAACATGCACAAACGAAAACAACGACCAGCAATGGTACACCCTTTGATAGCCCGCATGGTAGATCCAGCTGTGAAACTGAAGCAGGCCTTTGATCTGCACAATCAAGGCAAGTTGCAAGAAGCCTCTGATATTTATAGAGATGTGATCAAACAGGATTCCAAGAATTTTTCAGCTCTGTTGTATCTTGGCAGTGCAGAAGCTGATTTGAGAAATTGGCAGAATGCATACGAGTGTCTGAGCAAGGCATTGGATGTGCAACCAGACGAACCCAATGCTCTCAACATGCGAGCCAATGTGCTGAGAGATTGTGGAAAGTATGATTTGGCATTGGCTGATGCCACTAGAGCTGTGAACAAGGCACCCGAATCATTTGATGTGAATGTGAATCTCAGTGCTATATACTTTTGCATGAATGACTTTGAATCCAGCCTGACCTATGCTCAAAAAGCCACAGAGATCAAACCAGACAATCCGGATGGTTTCTTGAATTGGGGCAATTGTTTGAAAGAGTCCGGCAACACAGAAGGTGCATTGGAAAAGTTCCGTCACTGTGTGGAACTCAAACCCAACCATCATGGTGCATGGAGCAACATTGCCACTTGCTACAAAGATCTTTATCAGTTGGATCTTGCCATCGAACACTACACCACAGCGATCACACATGCGCCCACTGATGCGCAACTGTACTACAATAGAGCTTTGGTGCGTATCATGCATGGAGATTATGAGAACGGCTGGCGTGATCACGAATTCCGTTGGCGTTACAAAGGATTCAACACACCTGTTTTGGGCGATGTTATCAACAGTTGGAAAGGTGACATGGATCCAACAGGCAAGACCATAATGGTATGGTACGAGCAGGGCTTGGGAGACACTATACAGTTCTGTCGCTATGCCAAGATGCTCAAGGACAGAGGTGCTGAGAAAATTTACCTTTGGGTGCAGGAACCTTTAAAAGATCTGCTAAAATGCTTGCCATTTGTGGATGAAGTTATTACAGAGCAAGGTGATTTAACTTGGGATCTCACAATCAGTTTGATGGCCTTGCCCTTTGAGATGGGCACCACAGTGGATACTATTCCAAATTTTGGTGCTTACATCACAGCCAACAAGGATAAAAGCGCCGCGTGGGCTGAACGTTTAGGGGAAAAAACCAAACCTAGAGTGGGTTTGGTATGGAGTGGTGGCCTGCGTCTAGATCAGCCCAATCTTTGGACCACCAATCAGCGACGCAATACCAAACTACACCTGTTCCAAAAATTCAAAGACTTGGATGTAGAACTGTACAGCCTACAAAAAGGTAACCCAGGTGAAGGCGAGCTTAAATTGTTTGAAAAAGCAGATTGGGATGGTCCTAAAATCATTAATTATGTAGATGAGCTCAGGACATTCGAGGACACAGCGGCCCTGATCGACAACTTGGATTTAGTTATAAGTGTAGATACTAGTACAGCTCACTTAGCGGCTGCAATGGGTAAAACTACATGGATTATTAACCGTTGGGACACCTGCTGGCGCTGGTTCTTGCATAGAGAAGATAGTCCTTGGTACAATACAGTCCGCTTATTTAGACAGCCCAAACCCGGAGATTGGGAATCTGTTTTGGATAATGTATATATTGAGCTGGCAAAATTCAAATAAACAGCTAGTATTTTGCTGTCTCCATTCTTAGTATAAGCATAAATACACTATAGAATACTGGAGACAGCCCCATGGCTTTACAATTAAGACGCGGATCAGACGCACAACGACGAACACAATCTATTGCCGAAGGCGAACTAGTTTATACCACAGATAAAAAAGCCCTGTGGGTAGGCGATGGCCAAGCACTGGGCGGCATCAATGTGCTGGCAAGTGCATTTCCGACAAATAACCCAAGCGGATTGGTTTGGAATTATTCCACAAACGCTGTGAACTTTGATTTAAATGCATTTGCAGGATTAACAACAGACAATGTTCCAGATACTGGGGCCACCAACAAGTACTTTACGTCAACTAGAATGTTGACAGCCTTGCAAACAGCTATTTCAGCTGGTACACAACGTGGTATTAGTTTAACTGTTTCAAACGGCGCATTAAACGCTACTGTTACTGGGGGCGGACTGCTTCCAGATAAAACAGGTAACTATGGTAAATGGTTAACTTTAGATAATGCAGGTAACTTAGCATGGCATACAGCTCCACTAGGATCGGGATTAAGTTTACCTAGTCAGCCAGGCAATCAAGGATCATATCTAACTACAGACGGTGTTAATCTTGTATGGGCAGATATTGCTATAAACACTTTGCACAGCGGCACACAAACACTTACGCTCGATGAAGCCACTGGTGACGTATATTTAAATAGAGCAGTTCCGACTGGTACAGGTAGTGTAAGACTACCACTAGGCGGAGACATTTTAAAGTATAACGGTTCTTCTTATGTATCAGCTTTGAACGGTCTTATCAATAGTCTTTACCAAGATTCAAATCCAACTCTAAGCCATAATTTAGACCTAAATGGTCATAACATCACAGGTGCAACAGGTACTATCAATATTGCCCAGGGGATCACAGCAGGTGCTATCGTTGGATCTTCATTATCAGCTGGCTCAGGCTCAATTGCGGGCGGTGCAACAACTGTAACTACTATTAATGCTACAACAGGATTGGGCGGTAATTTAAACCTTAACAGCCATGCACTTACTGGATCTGGCAGTATTAGTATAGTCGGTAGTGTAACTGCTACTAACGTTGCTGTCGGTAATTTAACCGTTAACTCTAACTCAATTGACGTAACTAGCGGATCGTTGTATGTGTCAAACAGCAATCAACAAATTTTACAGTTTAAAGGTATAAATGTCGACGGCAATATCAACAATACTCCCCAAGTTAATTTATATTCTTCAAGAGGAACTCTCCTTGCTCCAGGTAATAATTTCCCTGGCGACTGGGTATCAGTTATAAATTTTGGTGGATATCAAGCTGGTAATTATCAGCAAACTGCGGGTATAATTAGTCAGTATGATCCTACGGCTAACATGGCGAGTGATTATCCAAACTCAAATTTATTATTTGCAACTAATAATGGTACTCAGCAGAATGTAGCTGTTTTCGATTATCAAGGCACATTTTCCGCACCTACTCTTAAAACCGGGTCTTATAACGGTTCCGTAGTTTATCCAACAAATCCAGTAGGAGGTATGATTATTTTTGATAGCAGTAATAAACATTTCTATGGGTACAATGGCACTATGTGGAAACAGTTAGATAATTAAAAATAATCTAGAGTATATCAAAGCCAATAAATACAGCTATGATATACGATAGAATTTTTATAGATTTAGAACAATACGTAGACTTAGCTGAATTTGATAAATTGCGTCCAGAGATTTCAAAAGGCATTGCTACAGCAAGCCATCTCTGTATAGACGGCATTCAACAAATACCAGAAGGAACGATACACCCGCATGTGCAAGGCATGCTGGTCAATCCTTTGTATGAAGCTGTTTCTAAATATAATTCCTTACCAGAAGACGATCCAATTAAGATCGGCGGTGCTGGACTAACATACAATCAATTAACAAACTATTTAAAAAATGCGGTAGGTGCATACTGTGCTTATCGATTGTTTCCTGTTATAGGCGAAAAATTTACCTTGGGCGAAACAGCTGAACATTTTCCTAATTTGTTGCAATGGATTATAAGTTTCAAAACAAATAATATATTCAAAAGTCTATATAGTTCAAACTTAATTTCAGTAGAAGCCAACGGCATTCCTTGGGAACACTATGATCCAAAAGAAGAATGTGAGCAACCTGACGAAAATGGTAGACCATTTGTTCCTGAGTTTATACATATAAAAACAGATTGCGACAGACCGTTCTATATTGTAGATCCAGAAACCGGCGAGCGTACTTTTATG